TAGGACTTTATACACACCCCTAAAACAAAAAGGGCAGAAAAAGGAAAAACAAGGGGTTGACTTTCAGGCTATTTTATGCTACAAGAAGTAATATAAACTAATAAATAAATTGACAAAAAATAATGGAAGAAGAACCTGACAACACGAAATTAACAGGAAGAAATCCTGATGGAACTTGGAAGAAGGGTTTTTGTCCTAATCCAGGAGGAAGAAGTAAAAAGCCCATAAAAGAATATGGTCTTAAAAAGTTTAATGAAATGACAGATGAACAAAAAGAAGAGTTTTTAGAGAGTATTCCAGCTGGAGAAAGATGGAGAATGATAGAAGGTAATCCAAAACAAGATACAGACATAACAAGTGCTGGAGAAAAGATATTTGTAATCCCAAGTGAAATAATTAGAAAGAATAAGTTAGATGAATTAGATGAAGAAGATGAAAAACATAATTCTGACACCAGCCCAAAAACAGATAGTCCAGGACAATCATAGATTTAGAGTAGTCCGGGCAGGAAGAAGAATGGGGAAGACAGTTCTGTCAGAATTGGAAATAGCGGGAAAAGCATTCGCAAAAGGGGAAAGAAATATCTTTTATGTAGCAACAACCTATCAACAGGCCAGAGATATTGCTTGGCAAGGACTTAGAAAGATAGTTGAGCCGATAATTGTTGCAACTAACGAAAGCCGTTTAGAAATAGAAGTCAGGACACAAGACAAAACAAATACTATAATTCAATTAAGAGGTTGGGAAAATATAGAAACACTCAGAGGACAGAAAGCGGATTTCATTGTTATAGATGAAATTGCCAGTATGAAAAACTTCTGGGTTAATTGGGAAGAAGTAATACGGCCAACTCTCACTGACACAGTAGGGGAAGTTCTCTTCATATCTACTCCGAAGGGATATAATCATTTCTATGAACTTTGTAATCGGGAACTAAAAGATAAGGATTATAAATCATTTCATTTTACCAGTTATGATAATCCCTATTTGCCGAAAGAAGAATTAGAAACAGCGAAACAAACATTATCGCCAGAAACCTTTTTACAGGAGTATATGGGAGAGTTCCAGAAAACACAGGGATTGGTATACAAAGAGTTCAATAGAAAGCGTCATCTTTATAAAGACATACCGAATATGGAATTGGAACGAATAGCAGGAGTAGATTTCGGGTTTAGAAACCCAGCGGCTGTATTAGATATAAGAACTGACGGAGAAAGATTTTGGGTAGAAGATGAATGGTATAAACAAGAGAGAACAGATTTACAGATAGCTGAATATGTTGCCCAGAATAGATTTGAAGAAGTATATCCCGACCCTGAAAGTCCTGGAGCAATAGAAGAATTAAAACGCAAGAATGTTAATATCAGAGAAGTCATCAAAGGTAAGGATAGCGTTGAGGTAGGGATAAAAAGAATTAAAGAACTGCTTATAAGCAATAAGTTGAAGGTTAATGCCAGATGTATAAATCTCATATCAGAGTTTGAGATGTACACTTATGATGATAAGAAAGAAGGCAACCAGCCAGAGAAACCCTTGAAAGCCAACGACCACGCTTTAGACGCTTTAAGATATGTTATTTTAATGAAGCGGCCAGAAGAAAAACTTAAACAATTCAAACAACATTATTCAACAAGAGAAGATAATTCAAGTCGTTAAATCGTTAAATCGTTAAATCGTTAAATCGGTGGAACATAATGCTTAGGACAACTTATACTAATTTAACAGCATCTGGTCAGGTATTAGCTGGTGAGGGCTGGGTAGCTGGAATGTATGTTAATTCAACAAGTTCAGGAACAGTGAAGTTATACGATTATCTTACAGCAAGTGGAGAAGTTATATTTAATACGATAACTCCAGCAGTAGGATATCATTCGTTAGGCAATGTCCATTGCACGATAGGATGTTATGCCGAAGTAGGGGCAACATTAGACGTTACATTTTTAACATTAGAATCATAGTAGGTGGAATTAAATGTCGGAATTAAATGTATACGAGTTAGTTAGGAAGAATGAATCTAACTATCGTTCAGGAGATGTAAAAACGAGCAAATATGTAGTTCAGAGCTTCTATGAGGATATATCAACGATTGAAGCATATTTAAACTCAAAACACATTTCTGGAGATAAGGATTCAATGGGAAGGGACAAGCCGTTCTTTAACATTGTCTTGGCAGTTAGAAATATATGGTTCAGGGCTACTGACTTAGATAGAAAGAATGTCATAGCCAAAGCCAAGAAACAATCAGATTATTTAGCTTCTTTGCTTTATACAGGACATTTAAAAAAGTGGATGAGAGATGAGAACTTCGGGCAATATCTCAATGACTGGGGGCTTTACTTAGCTTCTTATAACTCGGCAGTGACTAAGTTTATTGAGAAGTCAGATGGATTACATATTAGCGTTATACCTTGGCAGTCCTTAATAGTTGATGTGTTGGGATTTGAAAAGAATCCTAAAATTGAAGTGCTTGAAATGACACAAGACGAGTTAAGGTCGCATACTGAATATGACCAAGAAATGGTTGAAGGGCTTATTGAAGCTCAAACAGGCAAAAAGATGATTGACGGACAGCCAAAGAACGTTCAGAAGGCAAACTATGTTAGATTATACGAGGTTCACGGAGTATTGCCTTTAAGCTGGCTTACAGACGATGATAAGGATAAGGACACTTATATCCAGCAGATGCACGTTGTCAGCTTCTTAACAAGCAAAAAGGGCGGAGAGTTTGATAACTTCACTCTTTACTCAGGAAGAGAGACAAACGACCCTTATATGCTTACTCAGTTAATTCCAGCTGTAGACGGCTCAATATCACTAATGGGAGCAGTTAAGACCTTATTTGACGCCCAATGGATGACAAATCATACAATCAAGAATATCAAAGACCAATTAGACTTAGCTTCTAAGCTTATATTTCAAACTAACGACTCTGGCTATGCCAACCAGAATGTATTAGAAAACATAGAACAGGGGCAGATAATGGTTTATGGACAGGATAAAAACCCTCTGACTCAGATTCAGAATAACAGCCACGATATATCCGCTTTAGAGAGCTTTATGAAACAATGGCAAGTTCTGGCCCAAGAAGTGTCTAACACCCCGGAAGTGACAATGGGGAGAGCAAGTTCAGCTCAATCGGCTTATGCTAAAGAAGCACTAATGCTTCAGCAATCCCAGCAGAACTTTGATATAATGACCCAGAATAAAGGATTGTCGCTTGAGCAGATGTTTAAGAAGTTTATAACACCCTTTGTCTTAAAGAAGTTAAACAACTCAGATGAATTAGTTATGGAGTTGGGAGATTATGGCATAGAGCAGATAGACAAGAAGTATATTTCAAGCCGAGCTGCTAAAGTATTTAATTATAAAGCAGTAGAAGCGGTATTAAGCAGCCAAGATTTACCTGATTTACAAGAGGAAACACAGAAAGTTCGGCAGGAAGTAACTGATATGGGAATGCAAAGGTTTATAAGACCGTCAGAAATATCTGCTAAAACTTGGAAAGATATATTTGAAGACTTTGAATCAGATGTAGAATATCAGATAACAGACGAAAATGTTGATAAGAACAATGTAATGCAGGGAATTAACTCTCTAATGCAAACACTGGCTAATCCAAACGGACAAGCATTTGTCAGAACTCCTGAAGGCAAGCTATTGTTCAATGAAACTCTTAACTTACTTGGAATTATAAATCCAGTTCAAATACAAGAGCAAGAACCACAACAGGTACAACAGCAACCGCAACAGGCACAGCAAAAAGTCGGTGGGACACAACCAATAACACAATAATTATGCCTCAAAAAAAGAAACAAGTAATGCGATTTAACGATAAAGAACTTATAACAATAAAAGGTGTATTTGCTGAGAACGATGATTTGTTGAAAGCAATGAGAAAAGTATTCTATCAGATACCATTGGATGCGGTGGATTTATCAAGGTTAGAGATTACATTTAAGAATAAACCAGAATTACATAAGGTTATGAGAAAGTGCTTCTTGCCAGAAATATCAGCAGATGTGCCATTCCAACAGCAGATAGACCTTTGGATGACTATAAGTCTAAAAGATATGATAGTTAGTGAAGCTTCAGCCCATTTAGATTCAATACAAATCTGGATAGATTATATGGAACAGCAGTTAGAAGTTCTAAAGAGCGGCTTTAAAAAGGTTCAAAAGATAGATTTTAAAGAACTGTCTGATATTAGAAAAGATATACCAACTGAAAAGTTTGCTAAAATGTTAGCCAGAAATACGATAGTAAATCATGTAGAACAGCAACTAAATCAATTATTAATTCTGGCAGGAATGAAAGCTGAAACGCCAGAAGAAACAGTAGAACGATTACAAAAAGACTCAAATAAATAGTTAAATAGTTAAATAGTTAAATAGTTAAATAGTTAAATAGTTAAATAATAAATTGGGAAGAAAACCCTCCAAATTGAAATTGCGGATTCATCCGCCAAAAAACATGGGAAATGAAATTGATGATGTCAACATCTCAAATGACAA